CGCGAAGTTGATGTACTTCGCAGGGATGCCGCCCCAGTTGACAAGAAGGTCATAGAGGATTTCATGGAATGGCGTGGCGTTGTAGTAGATCACACGTTGCACGCGGTCGTTCTGACTTTGAGCCGCTGCCGTTGTTCCGGCCAGACCGCGTGTCAGTCCGTCGAAATAAATGTTTCCGCCAGTCGTTTCATAACGCTGGGCATATTGGATTACCTCGCTGTTGATCCTGACATAGCCAGCCGTAGGATAGTCGCTCAAGGTTGCGCCAGCCACGGTCATGGCTGTTGCTACGTTCGTGATGTTCGAGGCCAGTTCTCCACGGCTCAGATACGGTGCCGTCAGGTTAGTGTCGGTGATCTTTCGCAGGATGTCCTTGGCCGTGATCGAAACGCCATTGCGACCAGCGTCGATCTTCTCAATCACATATTCCCGCTGCGTCATGACCGAAAGCGGTTCGCCTATCAGCCCTTCGTAGATGTTCAGCGTGTATCCGATGTGATACGGATTGCGGGCAAGCCACTTGCTCCAGAAGCTGCCGATCTGATCCGGATCATAAGCCCTCGTGGAAACGTAGGGATCGGTGCCAACGTCATTCCAAGGGAAGTCCTTGATGCGGACATTGCTCACTGCGCGATAGCCTAGCGGGCTTTTATTGCGCGATCCAGAGGCCACGTTGAGGACGGTCGGAGCCGTCTGATAGTTCTGCATCGCCGGGATCGCGAGTGCGGGCTGGTAAATGTAATCAATCAGGAACGGATCGCCCGCTTCCGTGGTGAGCGTGTTGCTATTCTCGGTCAGCAGATTGGTGTTGTTATCTTGCCACTCGTAAACATCATCATTGACGAATCGCAGCGTCAGTGACTTGCTTAGATCAAGAGCCGACAGGAACTTGCAGGTGCGATCCGTGTTCCAACAGGCATCGCCCGTTGCATTGCACGGCGAGACGCCGAAGGTGCGTGAGCAGAGCGGCTGGATGATCTCGACAATCTCGACGGGGCGCGCTGCAAAGGTCATCAGTAATATCCCGTGACGCCAAGGCTGACAGAGCGATAAGCCTTGATGCCCATATTCACCGGTTCAACGTCTCGGTCGGTCCAGACGAAGCCGACATCGGTTGTGATCTTGGATGGATTGCCAGCGATGAAGAATGGCTGCAATGGCAGCGTCTTGGCGAACGGCTCGAAGTAGGTATCGTACCAAGCCGTTGTCAGATATTCCCAATCGTAAGATGTGGTGACGGCACGCCTCTTGATGATTCGCCCAAGCCATTGGCCGGTCTCGGAGAACTGTTGCTGTGCTTCGGTGACGCGGTTTAGGTTGAGCGGCCTATGCCCTCCGTAGATTGGGATTGGCATTTGCAATGCAGCGCCCGCGCGGATGATGCCGATTGCGATGTCCGTGCCATCGTTCACGTTCACTCGCACTTCGCGTACGGTGTATAGTGCTCCAGCGTTGTTAAAGAATGCTGCGATGGTCGAGTTGTCGGTTGGCGAGATCGTCGCACGAGTTGTGTGACCACCGCCGACTGTTGCCGCCGTGGAGATTGTCACCACCTTGCCAGATAGGTTGTGCGCTGCAATAAAGACGCAATCGATAGATACGTCTGCCGCTGCCACAAGCGTCCAGTTATTCGAGCCTGGTGCAAGCTCCCATCGCTGAGATGTGTAGTCATTGGCAGCATAAGCCGGATTGGTTCCATCTCCAGAGACAGTGTCGGTTATCATGTCCCACAAGATGCGGGCATGGTTTAGCGGCTCATTCGTGGAGACGGTATATCCGGCTGTGCTTATGGTCACGGCGTTCCTGCCATTTCGATCCAGTTGGTTCCATCACAAACAAGCAATGCCCATGCGCCATCTGTCGCTGGTAAAATAGGAGTGCTGGCTGATCCACCTTCGCGCGGCACAACATTAGACGATGCAGATATAACTGTCTGAGCCTGTGTGGTAGAAATCACGAGAATGCGGCCTGTATTGCTTGCAGGTGTCGGAAGCGTGAGCGTGTTTGATGACCCCGTGCGGTTGCTTATGATGAATGTCACGTTGTCTGCGACGGTATAGTTTGTCGTGACAGTCACCGGAGCAGTGATAGCAAACGATCCGTTCACCTGCACCTTCGCTGTAGGTGTTGCCGTGCCGAAGCCAACGCGATCCGTGGATGCGTCTACGAAGACAAGGTTGGCATCTGTGTCGCCCTCGATGCGTTGATCTACATCAGCGCCAGCATCGTTGAAGACGTTGGCCCCTGCGAATGAAGCAGCCGGGACATTCTGGAACAGTTCCTCGCGGGTCTGCTTCTTGGTCTCCGGGACACTTGTATCCACCACCACATAAAGGTCATCCGTGGCCGTGTTGGCCCCGGTCAATGCTGATAGTGCGCTGATCTTAATATCGGCCATCAGGCTATCACTCCGCGAATTGTGCCGCCGTTGCGCTGCGTGCTGTTAAGCTGGTCGATGAACTGTCTGGCGAACTTCTCGCCAAAGCCCATCGGATCATTCATCATTGTAAACTGGAACGTGGTCGTTGGCGATGCCGCTGCCGGGGCTGCGGATGCACCGCCGCCACCGCCTCGACGGCCACCACCGCCACCTCCACCACCACCGCCGCCGCCGCCTTCCGAGACGCCCTTAATAGCCGCCACGGCACTCATGCCCTTGGCGAAGACGGCGGCGTAATTGGCGAACTTCTGAATGGGAGTAATGGCGGTCGGATCATTCATCGCACTAACGGCTGCGCGGATGGTGTCAACGATTGCTTGTGCGGCTGCTGCGGCCTTGGCCACTTTAAGCAGACGCTTCCCACCAGCTTGTGCGACTTGCGCCATAGAGCCAAAGAATGAAGACGCGGCAGTCAGATCACCATCAAGACGCTGAGACTGAATGGATGCGAGAGATGTGGCGTGATCTTCCGCCAGCTTGCGTGACAGGTCATAGTACTCTTGCTCGGAAAGCAGCTTGTTTGCCAGTGCGCCGTCAAGAGTTTCTTGGTTGAGCGTGTATTCTTCCGCAAGGATTTCACGCTCGGTTGCGAACTGATCTTTTATCATGGAAAGCCGATCAGCGAATGCGGTTCCCGGCTCCTGTGATGGAGCAATGCTGAATTCATCCGCTGCACCTGCTGCGCCATCACCTGGAAGAATTGGTGCTTTTGCTTTCGGCTGCTCAAGGTCAGTCTTCAACTCGCTGTTGACGCTCTGAATCTCTCCACGAAGTTGAGCCAGAACCTGAGCATTGCGCTCCCATACTTTTCCGGCGGCAACAGAAGATGAAGACCAAGCATCCATTGCGCCAGAAAGATCGAGATTCGTCAGATAGCCAAGGACAGCAATTCCTGCATTGATGCGGATTGCAAAGACTTCCCAAGCGGAAGATGCCCATTGCACGGCTTGCGCCAGCGCATCCATTGCACTGCCAATCGCGTTAGCAATGCGCTCGACATAGTTTCCTTCATTGACGAATACGATGAAACGATCTGTCAAATCTTTCATCGCTGGCGCAGAGCGTTCAGCAATTTTATTTCCGAGACCAGTGAGGACACTGCTGATCCTCGTTAGATTGTCGTTGAAACCTTCAGCCGCTTTTGATGTGTTTGTCGAAATCTCAAGACCAAAACGACTGGCCTCTTGCGTCATCTGTGCTAGGCCATCGCGGCCCGCATTGAGCATCGGAATCAGATCGGCACCGGATCGGCCAAAGATCGCCATTGCCAACGCTGTTTTTCCAGCGCCGTCTTCCATCCCACCAAAGCGTTCCGCCACATCGAGCAGAACTTCTTCTGTGCCGCGCAGATTGCCTTGGGCATCAGTGACCGAAATGCCAAGAGCCGTGAAGGCTTCATTGCCGGATTGCATGTTCTTGGAAAGCTGACCAAGACCGACTTGCAATTGACCTAGAGACACATCCGAAAGTTTAGCAGCATAATCCAAACGAGACAGGCTCTCGGAAGTCATGCCGATCTTCTGAGCAGTCTTTCCGATTTCATCAGCGAAGTTGATGGCTTGTTTGGTCAACGCACCAATGGCGACTCCGCCAGCCGCTGCTGCTGTTGCAAAGCCAGCGAGACCAATGGCGGCAAGCTTCGAGAAGTTCTGTATCTTGCTGCCAGCACTCGCAATGCCCTTGTCGAAGTCATCCGTGTTGGCGCTGATCTTGACTTCGATTCCGCTAACTTGAGCCATGCAATAGTTCCTTTAATTCCTCTACATCGGCCCTAGTCAGTTTCCCGGCGTATGTTTCGCCTGGCTCTTTCGGCTTCTTCAACTCGTATTCCAACCACCACTCGGGAATGGTCATTTCCCAGAACTCGCTAGGCTGAATTCCCCATTCCCTCGCCCATAGATACATCCCGTTCCAGTCTAGTTCTCCATACTCTCCATGATCTTCGCCCTCGCCTTCGACTGGCTTTCGGTCTGGGCGTCTGGATTTTTTGCTTTGGCCTCGGACGGAGAGAAGGCCAGCATGACCAAGGAAATCAAATCGGCAACGTCTGTTGCGCTGCCATTGATCAACTCCTCATAGACCTGTTCATCCGTGACCTTTGCTCCTGCCGACTGCAACATCTTCGAGAGAACGAAAGCGATGTGGCTGACAGGCGGGCGACCTTGGCTTGTGCGAACGGCGATGTCCGTGAAGGATATGTCGCCCATCTCGATTGATCGCATCAGCTTCATGGAAGGGACGAAGCGATACTCTTCACCCTTCCACTTGATTGTTAGCTCCCGAAAAATTGCCATGATTACGAGGCCGTGAACGTAATCGTGCCAGAGGACTGGATCGAGGCCGTGAAGGTCGTGGCGTCTGCCTGTTCGCCGGTGACGGCGAAGCTGGCAAGGAAGAAGTTGCCGGTGAATGATCCGAGGCCGAGCAGTTCGATGGTATAGGCTTCGAGCAGCGCCGAGGCGGTGCCAACGGCAAGCGCCAGGAAGGTGGTGTCCTCAAGGATGCCTTGGACTTCGGCATCGATGGAGCGAACACCGACATCAGCCAGCATCTTGCGCCAGCCGTTGTCATCCTTTTCGGTGATGTCAATCGGCTCGTTGTTGATGGTGAAGCTATCGGCACGAGCGCCAGCCACGGCAGTCGAGCCGCGCTTGATCCGCACTTTGCGGCCAGAGATTGCAGCCATTTTTAGTTCCTTTCTTAGGTCACGGGTCCACGGATGTTGGAGAAGGCCACCGTAGACCCTACGCTATTGGTGGCGGTTACACGGCACCGGATATACTTTCCGGTGTCGGAGCCTGTGAGTGTGTAAGTCGTTCCGGTCGCAGATGCGATGTTGGCCCATGACGGATCATTAGGATCAGCAGCATTGGCGCGCTGCCACTGGCGGGCGAAAGTGATCGTGGCATCACCAGCCCATGTGCCATTCGTGGTGGTCTGGACGTTGGTGCCAGAGAGCGTGCCGGTGATCGCCGGGAGAACGGTGTTGTACGGGCCAATGGTGGCGGTCATGTTCTCGCCGCTCTCAAGTGTGGCGGTGAAGGTCACGACATCAGCCTGTTCTGCGCCGATCTGGAGACCTTGGAGCATGAAGTCGCCGGTCAAGGTGCCGATGCCGCTGATCGTGACAACGCACTCCTTGAGGAGCGCCGTGGTGGCGTTGCCTACGGAATCCGCCAAGAGGACGGTATCCTTGAGCACGCCTTCTATCTCGCAAGAGACAGAGCGCAAGCCGACATCGCCCAGCATGGTGCGCCAGCCGGAATCGTCCTTGTCCGTGATGTCGAGCGGCTCATTATTGATCGTCACGCTGTCAGCACGAGCGCCCACGATGTTGGAGCCGTTGCGGCTTATGCGAACTGATCGGCCAGAAATAGCCATGCAAGAACCTCTTGTTTGGCCGTGATTATATCACGGAAACTATGCAATCCACAATACACGGTACAAGATGAGGCCGCGCTTGGTCTTGCCATCAGGATCGCGCGAGAAGTTGCAAGAATCAAGTTCGGTGGTGATGTGCGTGACGCCCGCGATGGAAAGCGGCTGGCGGCGCATCCGGCCATCCACAGCATCGACTACAGTCTTCAGATCGAGCATGGATGCGGCACGGTCCCACACATCAATCTGAACGATTGCCGATCCGCCGAGATCATCCTTGCTGTCGAACGGATTGATCGTGTCAGCCCCGATGGTGATGAACGGGAATGCCGATTCCAACTCACTGTCAGCCGCCTGCGGGACATCGGTAAAGATCGCCACGAGCGGGCTGTAGTAGGTGCTAAGAAGACTGGTGACGGCGCTGTCGTTAAGCCTGTTATAGACTGCCGTCTGGAGATCATCTGATTTCATTTCGTTGTCTTCTCCGCGCGTGCCTTGGCTTTTGCGATTGCAATCTCAACCCGTTTCAGCATCTTTGGAATCGCCCGCTCGACGGCGGGAATCCAAGACGGACGTTTCGCCATCTTGAAGGTGCCGAACTCAAGGTAGTAGGCATAGTCAAGACGGCTTCCGATGGCCTTGGCATATTTGCCACGGCTTTCGTTGTAGATCGAACTGACTAGCGCGCCTCCATCAGTGGCCGGTGCTTCGCCTGGAGCAGATGCCCGGTGAACCTTATCGTTGTTAATGCCTCTGGCATATTCCCTGCCAGTCTTGGGAGGCCCCTGTATGGCCTTACGGACGTCCGTGACGGCTTCCAAGGCGGTGGCATCGACAATGAGAGCCAGAGAGTTACCAAGGTCTTTCCCATAGGCTTGCAAGGCCGCGTTGACCTCTTTCAAACCCTTGATCTCGACCTTGACATCCTTCACGCCGCGACCCCGCCATCGACGTCGATCTGAAGCCACTTGTTGGCGAATTCCATGTTATCGAGGAACCGGATGTTGTGGATCTTGTTTCTGATCTGCACGCGGTCAGAATCCAGCAACGCGGAGGTGTAGCGAACCACAAGACGCAACCGAACGGTTGCCTCGGTGCGGTCATGGGCAAATCGCTCCGAGCCGCCAACCGGCACCACATAGGCGCGGGTCGGTGCGCCGGAAACGGTGGCCCAGGATTCCGTCTGGCCTCCTGCACCATCGCTGGTCAAGGTGCGGCGCTGGAACGTCACCGGCTCTTTCAGCTTGCCGGAATTCATGTCGCAACATTTCATCATCGGGTGGTGAACTCTATAATGTCCATGTTAACGGAGACATCGACGGTGCTGGCCGATACGTTGGCAAGTAAGCCGAAGTCGCACAGCGGCGGGAAGTAGAGGGGCGGATCGAAAACAACGTCAAACAATCCTGCGCTTTGCGGATACTCAGTCACGAGCAGCATCGAAGTATATGGTGCCGCCGTCTCAAGGATGTTCTCGCGTTTGTACAGGACGATGTTCGCCTTCTTGTCGGCATCGCTTGAGATGGTGATATTGCGGACTGCCGCACTCCGGTCACGCGGAGTAGTGTAGACAGCCATTTCTGTCTTGCCACGTGCCAGTGTGCCGTCTGCAATAACTGCCCAGTCTTCGCCTCCTGCGGCATTTTCAATGGTTATCGTCCCGGCGTGCGATCTAGCGGTCTGCGTTGAATACGTTCCAGACTTGGACACATAGACATCAAACAGGCGGATGAATGACTTCGATGTTTGCGCGCTTGCGGATGCACCTGCT